AGGGTATTATGTGACACCTGAAGAACTGGCACAGAAGCACTCCACAAGGTCTCCAAATGCCTTATAATAATCTCATACACACAGAAACACATTATGTCTCTTGATATTTGGTTAGAAGTTGAAGTTGATACAGGTGGAAAAGAACCTTATAAAGTTGAGTTGTTTTCTGCTAACATCACTTCCAACCTGAATAAGATGGCAGAAGAAGCGGGGATTTATACTGCTCTATGGCATCCATATGACCTTTGTGAAAATCCAACTGCAGACAAACTGATTTCTCCTCTTGAAGAAGGGTTGAAGAAACTCAAAGAAAATCCAGAGCATTATAAGAAGTTCAACTCGGGTATGTATAAGCACTTTGTTCCTTTTGTTGAAGAAGTGTTAGGTGCTTGTAAAGAACATCCAAAGGCAAGTGTAAGAACTTGGATTTGAGGACACTTGAAGAACTGGCATAAAAGCATCCCACAGGTGCTACAACAAATACCAGGGACTTTGGATTTAATAATGATGGAACAAAACTTTATACTCTGGAAGTTTCTACTGATAGTATTCACGAAAGAACATTAACCTATCCTGGTAATATTCAGGTTTCTACTGGAGCAACATCCTATAGTTTTGCTGGTGATGGTCTTACAAATCCAACAAAACTTCAACGCACTCCGTGGTCGTTATGGAATCTAATGTGATATAATATATAATAAAAAATAAAACTGATATGAATTTTACCGTATACTCAAAAGAGAATTGTCCCTATTGCTACAAAGTCAAACAAGTATTAGAGTTGACAGGAAGTAACTTTGTCGTTTATAATCTTGACGAGCACTTTACCAAAGATGAGTTTTATGCTGAGTTTGGTGAAGGATCTACATTTCCTCAAGTCATCTGTGATGATAAAAAACTTGGTGGATGTAATGATACTGTCAAATACTTGAAAGAAAAGCAAATTGTCTGATACTAACATAAATAACTCAGACCACAGAAATCGTGGCGTTGATTTCATTCTTAATGGAGGTAAAAGAAAGCAGACTCAACCATTCCATCTCATTTTTGAGAAGATAGTTTGCTTTCTGAATCGGGAAGTAACTATCTATTTTGAATTTTCCTTAAAATCAAGGAAGAAAAAAGTAGTTTCCCGGAGAAAAAGAAATGTTAGCAGTTAGTTTAGTTTTAGGTTCCTTTCTAACCATTTTGTTTCTTATAGTGGGACTTGTTACAGGTTGGGTTGCCAGAGAATATATGATGACACATCAAGAAGGTCCACAACAGATTGCTTACCATCCAGAATTTTATAACAAAGATGGTGACCTCATTGATGAAGAAATTGTATCCGTAAGATTTGAAGAAGGTTATTTTGATGATGACTTTGAAATGGAAGATGTAGAAGATGAGGATTAATATTCAATAAATATCACTAATAGTATTCAACATTTTGTAGAATTATGACAACGACAACAAAGACAAAAACGACCACAAAAAAAGCAGCAACAAAACCAAAATCTACAACAGAAACACTGGATCTTCCTGTAAATCCTTTTGCATTTGAAGTTTTTAATCTAGTATCAAAGCAACGTTCAAATGCAAAAAAGGTAGAGGTTCTTAAAAAATATGAAGATCCATCTATTAAGTCGGTTTTAATTTGGAATTTTGACGAAAGTATAATTTCACTTCTCCCAGAAGGAGATGTTCCATATTCTTCTACTAAAGATCAGACATCTTATAGTGGAACTTTAAGTGGAAAAATTGATGATGCTGTGTATAAGATGGGTGAACTGAACTCACAATCTCTTGGTGCAGCAGATCAAGGAAAGTCTACAATTCGTAAAGAATATACTAGATTTTATAATTTCGTTAAAGGTGGAAATGATAGTCTAAGTTCTCTTCGTAGAGAAACAATGTTTATTAATATTCTTGAAGGTTTGCACCCCCTTGAGGCAGAAATTCTTTGCCTCTGTAAGGATAAGAGACTTCAAACCAAATATAAAATTACAAAGGAAATTGTCGCTGAGGCATATCCTGATATTCAATGGGGAGGTCGTTCGTGAGCAGACTTCGTGATGTAGTTGAAAAGGCACAAGGCACAGAAAAGCATATGGATTCCTGGACACCCGCAGAAAAAGAAACCTGTAAGTCACGATACGGATGTGAGATTCTGATTCAGGATGGATCCTATGCTGAAGTATGCACTAAAGATGCCCCAAATGATGCTTATATAATCAAGTATATGGTTGATGATAAGATTTGTTTTGACCTGACTCGTGGTGGAAGAATTAAATTGTTTGATATGTATTGGGATAAGTTTCGTGAAAATCTAAAGAGTATTGAGTTTGGATACGGTAGAGTCAATCCGAAACTCTGGGGTTATAAGTCTCCCGAAAAGAAAAAGAGAAAGTGATTTCACGGATGCTGGGAAAAAAATCCCGGTAATTTTTTTGACTATTAAGATTTTTAAAATTGTAACAAAAGTTACAAGATAAGATTGCTATATACGATGAAAGGGGGTATAATACCTCTATCGTTCATCTGGAAAACCAGACGGAAGTAAGCCGACGCGGAACGGATCGTTCAGGATACTAAATCCCGCAAACGCCGACTGAAGGAACGCTCTTTAACCTAAAAAACTAAGGAGAAACCTAATGTCTAAAGTCGTATACCGTGGTGTAGAGTATGATACTCAGAAGCGTCTTGAGTATCAACAGCAAATGATGCAACAACCCCAACAATACAACGAAACCTATCGTGGTGTTAAGTTTGTAAAGGAGGGTCATAAGTGATGAAAAAACTCAATGTGCTTCAACTCATTAAAGAGCAAAAGCAAAAAGAGAATCGTCGTCACCAAGCACTGCTAGTAAACGCAGGAGCAGGAAAGTGATTGCTATGATTGCAGCTATTGCAGGGGCATCAACAGCATTCATTTATCTGATATATATTGAAGTTCTATTACTGAGTAAGTAAATGCAACACTATGTCTATCATTATGATGACATGGATAAGGAAAACAGACCACCTGCTTGCTATCTTCTAACTTATAGAGGATGTAAGTATTGGTCTTGCTACCGAATACATTTACGGGAATGGTTTGAAGATATTTTATCTATTGAACCGATTTATAACAGGAGGGGTTGACTACCCCTCTTTTTTTGTGTAAAATGAGTTGAGAGAATGGTATCTTATGGACAAAGACAAACTAAAACTTATCGTCCGTAATCTTGAACTGTTGGTTGATTCTCTAAAAGCAGAAGTGTATTCCGATGTTTCTGCTTACTCATATACGGAACCAGATGTGAGAAAAAGACCAATCTTAGATTACGACGAAATATTTGAGGATTCTGATTTAGATGACTGAAACATCAAGAGCAAAACAACTTGTAAAACTTCTTGAAAGATTAATCAAACAAGACCATCTTTATAATGATGACAAAATTCAAGAAATGAAAGCACAACTTCGTGCTGTAAAAGAACAAATTAAAGAGTTAGAAGCGCAAACATCAAAAGGATTTGGAAAGAAATGAGTGTAAAACTAATTAGTGTAACTCCTGATGCTGAGCAAACAATGGCATATGTTGCGAGAGTGTCCAATCCAAAAAATCAGACTAATGAGAATTACGCAAAACTTCTTGCGTATTGTATCAAGCACAATCACTGGAGTGTGTTTGAGCAAGCATTTATGACACTTGAGATTGAAACAAATCGCGGTATTGCAGCGCAAATTCTTCGTCATAGGAGTTTCACATTTCAGGAATTTTCGCAACGGTATGCTGATACTAACCTAATCACTGAGCATATTCCTGTGCCCGACCTGCGCCGCCAGGACACCAAGAACCGTCAGAACTCTACGGATGACCTTGGAGACTATGTAAAACTCAAGTATCAGACAGAAATTGCTGAGCACTTCACCGCCGCCAACAACCTCTACAAGCGCCTCCTAGACGCTGGAGTAGCAAAAGAGTGTGCGAGGTTTGTATTGCCCTTGGCAACCCCTACACGCATTTATATGAGTGGATCTTGCAGGTCGTGGATTCATTACATTAATCTTCGTTCCGCCAATGGCACACAGAAAGAGCATATGGACATTGCTCTAGAATGTAAGAGAGTATTTTCCGAACAATTCCCAACTGTGGCAGAAGCACTAGAGTGGGTCTAAATATTTTATCTTGAATTCGTAACTTTATGCCCGTATATCCGATAGTCAATACCAAAACTGGTGAACAGAAAGAAGTGGAAATGAGCATCCACGACTGGGACCAGTGGAAAACTGATAATCCTGATTGGATTCGTGATTGGTCCGACCCATCAACTTGCCCTCAACCAGGAGAAGTTGGTGAGTGGAGGAATAAACTTGTAAGTAAAAATCCTGGATGGAATGATGTCTTAGAAAAGGCAAGCAAAGCACCTGGATCAACTGTAAAAAAACTATAACCAACTATGGCAAGAAGAAAAAGAGCAGAGCAACCAATCGGGGTTGGTCTTACTACTCGTCAAATGAAGCGCAAAAAACCACTGAGTTCAGAATATCTTGTAGATATTGAACCTCTTACAGACAATCAAAGAAAGTTATTTGATGCTTATAAAGAGCAAAAGCACTTGGTTGCTTATGGATGCGCTGGAACAGGTAAAACTTTTATCACACTCTTTAATGCCATTAAAGATGTATTGGATGAAAGAAGTCCATATGAAAGAGTTTATATTGTCCGCTCACTAGTTGCTACTCGTGAAATTGGATTCTTGCCTGGAAGCCACGATGATAAGGCAGATATTTACCAGATTCCTTATAAGAATATGGTGAAGTATATGTTCCAGATGCCTTCTGATGCTGACTTTGAAATGCTCTATGGAAATCTAAAGTCACAAGAAACAATCAAGTTTTGGTCCACTTCATTCCTTCGTGGCACAACTCTTGATAATGCTATTATTATTGTAGACGAGTTTCAGAATCTAAACTTTCACGAATTAGATTCAATCATCACTCGTGTTGGTGAAAATACTAAGATTATGTTTTGTGGTGATGCTACTCAGTCTGATTTACAAAAGACAAATGAAAGGAATGGTATTGTAGATTTTATGTCAGTCTTGCGTAAAATGCCTTCCTTTGATATAATTGAATTTGGTATAGAAGATATTGTTCGCTCTGGACTTGTCAAGGAATATATCACCGCAAAAATGGAGGCAGGTTTTTGATATTTAATCACATTGATTTGAATTTACCCCAACTTGAGAGAGAAACGATTGATGGGGTAAGATATTATTCTGTCCCTGATGAAGATGAACTTTTAAAACTTGTTTCTATTACTTCTGTCACCAGTCATAAAAATCGCCAGATATTTGTCAACTGGCGAAAAAAGATTGGTGAAGAAGAAGCAGATAAGATTACTCGACAAGCAACAAGTCGTGGCACTGATATGCATACACTTGTTGAAAATTACTTATATAATAGGGATTTACCAGAAGTCCAACCTTTGTCTGATTTCTTATTCAAGATTTCTAAGTCAACTCTCAATCGTATAAATAATATTCACGCTCTTGAAGGGTCACTTTACAGCAAACAACTAGGCATTGCTGGCACTGTTGACTGCATCGCAGAGTTTGATGGCGAATTGTCAATCATAGACTTTAAGACTTCTAAAAAACCAAAACCACGAGAGTGGATCGAACACTATTTCGTTCAATGTATGGCATATGGTTGTATGCTTTACGAACTGACTGGTATTCCAGTTAAAAAACTTGTAATCATTATGGCTTGCGAAAATGGAGAATGCGTCGTCTATGAAGAAAGAGACAAAACAAAATACATCAAACT